TGGAAGAAACATATGCAACTGAATTAGCTGAGGAAGTTTCTACTATTAAAACTGACTTAGTTGAAAAAGTTGACAGCTACCTAAACTATGTGGTTGAATCATGGGTTGAAGACAACAAAGTTGCTATTCAAGCCGGTTTACGCACAGAAATCGCAGAAGGTTTCATGAGCAAGTTGAAAGACGTGTTTATTGAATCTTACATTGCAGTACCAGAAGATAAAGTTGACCTAGTTGATGATTTATCTGAGCAAGTGAAAGAACTTGAAGAAGCTCTTAATTCACGTACAGAAGATGCAATGTCTATCTCTGAGCAACTAGACACTTATAAGCGTAATGCAATTATTGCAGAAGCTGCAAAGGGTTTAGCAGACACACAAGTTGAAAAACTAACTAAATTGGTTGAAGGCTTTGATTTTGATGACGAAGCTACATTTGCAGAAAAAGTTGCAATTGTAAAAGAGTCTAACTTCAAACCAGAAGCAATTGAATCCACTATTGCAGAAGAAACTGAAGATGATGCATCAGATGCTATCGTTGAAGGCAATTCCGATGTAATGAACACCTACCTTTCTGCAATCAGAAAATCTCAAAAGTAAGAGGGAATAATCCAAATGAATACATACGACAACCTAGTCGAAAAATGGAACCCAGTGTTGAACGAAGAGTCAGCTGGATCCATCACCGATGCCCACAAACGTAGCGTAACAGCTGCTTTGTTGGAAAACACAGAACAAGCGCTAAAGGAAGAGCGTCAATTAACAGAAGCAGCTCCAACTAACTCTGCTTTAGGCGCAGGCTCAAACTGGGATCCAATCTTGATCTCACTAGTACGTCGTGCGGCACCTAACATGGTTGCATACGACCTAGCTGGTGTTCAACCTATGTCTGGTCCAACTGGCTTGATCTTCGCAATGAAGTCACGTTATGAAGGTCCAGCTGGAACAGAAGCATTGTTCAACGAAGCAGATACACGTTTCTCTGGTTCACAAGCACAAGCTGCACAAGCTGCAAGCCCATCAGGTCTTGACGTAACTAATGCTAACTCAGCACACACAATCGATTCTGATCGATTAACTGCATTAGGCGCAGGTGGTATGACTACTGACTCAGCTGAAGCATTAGGTGATGCATCTGGTAATGCATTTGCTGAAATGGGTTTCTCAATCGAAAAAGCAACAGTGACTGCAAAATCACGTGCTTTAAAAGCTGAGTACTCACTAGAGCTTGCACAAGACTTGAAAGCAATCCATGGTTTGGATGCTGAAACAGAATTAGCAAACATCTTGTCTACAGAAATCTTAGCGGAAATGAACCGTGAAGTTATCCGTACAATCAACTCACAAGCTAAATCTGGTGCACAACAATCTAACGTAGCTGTACGTGGTATCTTTGATATGTCTACAGATGCGGACGGACGTTGGTCAGTTGAAAAGTTCAAAGGTTTGATGGTACAAATCGAACGTGAAGCTAACAAAATTGCTAAAGAAACACGCAGAGGAAAAGGTAACGTAGTTATGTGTTCTTCTGATGTTGCATCTGCACTTGCTGCAGCAGGCATGTTAGATTACACTCCAGCTATCTCAGCTAACTTAAATGTTGACGATACAGGCAACTTGTTTGCTGGTGTTCTTAACGGCCGTACAAAAGTATATATTGACCCATATGCAACTGTAGACTATGTAACTGTTGGTTACAAAGGTACAAACCCATATGACGCTGGTGTATTCTACTGTCCATACGTACCATTAACAATGATGCGTGCTGTTGGTGAAAACAACTTCCAACCAAAAATCGGTTTCAAAACTCGCTACGGCATGGTTTCTAACCCATTCGTTGGTTCAACTGCTGCAAACGGTTTAGCTGCTGCTAAATCTAACCAGTATTACCGTATCTTCCGTGTAGATAACATCTTAACATCTGTATAAGATAACCATAATATAGGGAGAGGATTTAACCTCTCCCACCTAAACTGGGCTGCCTTAGGGTAGCCCTTTTTTTTGTTATAAATAGTTATTGATAGACTTATACAATAAGGACAGACAATGGCTGTACTAACTAAAAATTTAAACTTTTTACAACCTACGGGATACAAGATTAGTATTGATAGAAAGAACTATCCTAACCTTGAATTCTTTTTACAAAGTATTGTTCACCCAGCAGTATCTGTAGCTCAAACTGAGGTTCCATATAAACGTACTGCTATTCATATGCCTGGTGATAAGATACTTTATGATGAAGTAACATTCGAGATGTTATTAGATGAAGATATGAATGCATATAAAGAGATGTACGGCTGGTTAGAAAGACTTGTTGAAGAAGGTGTTCAATCACCATCTAATAGATCAAATAAGGTGCCTAGTTATTCTGATATAACTTTATCTATGTTATCAAGTCATAGTAATACAACTAATAAATTTATCTACCGAGATTGTATTCCAACAAATATAGGTAGTGTTAACTTGACTTCAGCTACAACAGATGTGGCATTTTTGACTATACCAGTATCATTTAGTTTCAGCTACTTTGATATTGTATAGATAGTATTGTAATTGATTATGGAGATATATTATGAATCTGGAATCCGTTCTGGAAATGTGGAAAAAAGATAGTGTTATTGAACAATTTAATTTAGACGACACTAGCAGAAATACACCAGCATTACACGCAAAATATTTAGAACTTCTTTCTATTGCTAAACTGCAATTAAAGAAAGCTGATCTTGCACAAAAATCCCTATTAAAGAAAAAATGGCTTTACTATAATGGAAAGCTCACCCAAGATCAGATAGTTGAACTTGGCTGGGAATTCGATCCGTTTAATGGTCTTAAAGTCCTAAAAGGTGAAATGGATTATTACTATGATGCTGATGTAGATATACAAAGATCAGAAGAAAAAATATTATATCATAAAACTATGATTGAAACATTAACAGAAATTGTTACTAATTTAAACTGGAGACATCAGACTATTGGTAATATGATCAAGTGGAGGCAATTTGAAGCCGGTGGATAAGATTACACTAAAAAAGAAAAACCAGTCCGTAATGCATATTCAGACAGATCCTGGTATAGCAAATGAATTAAGTGATTTTTTCTCATTCTTTGTGCCAGGTTATAAATTTATGCCAGCATTTAAAAATCGTATATGGGATGGTAAGATTAGATTGTTTAATGCGCAGTCTTGTGAGTTACCAGTAGGTCTATTCTCATATGTACAAGAGTTTGCTCAGCAGAGAAAGTATGTTGTAGAAGTTGAACACGATGCATACTATGGTAGACCAGATTCAGTTAATGATGTTGACTTAGGTGAACTTGCTACATTTGTAGAGGATCTTAACTTAACAAGTCGTGGTAATAAGATTGCTCCTAGAGAATATCAGATAGAGGCTATGGTTGAAGCTATTCACCGTAAACGAGCCATTCTATTAAGTCCAACTGGTTCTGGTAAATCTCTTATAATCTATTTACTTATGCGGTGGTTGTTAGCCAGATCAACTAAGAAGGTTTTGGTTATTGTTCCAACCACATCACTAGTACAACAGATGTATGCGGACTTTGAAGATTATTCTAAATTTGATAAGACTTGGGATGTGGAACTAGAAGTACATAGAATTTACTCTGGTAAACCTAAGATGAATATGAGTCAGAGAGTATTTGTATCAACATGGCAATCTGTATATAAACTTCCAGGTGCATGGTTTGAGCAATTTGGTACAGTATTCGGCGATGAGTGTCACGGGTTTAAATCTAAATCTCTTACCGGTATTATGAACAAATCAAGAGAAGCCGAATATAGATTTGGTACAACTGGTACTCTTGATGGTACTCAGACACATAAATTAGTTTTAGAAGGTCTTTTTGGACGGATATATAATGTTACTACCACCAAGAAACTACAAGATGATAGTACACTAGCTGCATTAGATATTCAGATACTATTACTAAAATACCCTGAAGATATTAGAAAGAATTTTGGTAAACAACAGTACCATGATGAATTAGACTATATTGTAAAAAACGAAGCAAGAAATAGACTTATATCAAATCTAGCAATAGATCAAGATGGTAATTCTTTGGTTCTTTTCCAGTATGTTGAGAAGCATGGAAAGGTGCTATATAATCTTATAAAGGATAAAGCACACGAACGTAGAAAAGTATTCTTTGTATCAGGTGAGACAGATACTAATGATCGTGAAGCAATTAGAAAGATTGTAGAGACACAAAAGAATGCAATTATTGTTGCAAGTTTAGGTACATTCTCTACAGGTATTAACATAAGAAACCTACATAATATTATATTCGCATCTCCAAGTAAGTCTCAGGTAAAAGTATTACAATCTATTGGTAGGGCATTACGAATGAGTGATGATGGTAGTGTTGCCAAACTCTATGACATTGCAGATGACTTTCATGTGAAATCTCATAAGAACTTTACACTGAAACATAGTGGTGAAAGAATCAAGATATATAGTAAGGAACAGTTCCCATATAACATATTTAAATTGGACTTAAAGTAGGACTAAATAATATTATGAGTAAAGAGTTATACGAGACAAAACAGTTTAAACTTACATCAGGGGAAGAGATTATCGCTGAAGTAGTTCAATGGAATATGGATGACGAGACAGAGATAGTTGTTCGTAAGGCAATGAAACTTGTTATGGGTGAAACTGAAGGTGGTAACTACAGATATTATTCCTTTCGACCTTGGATGGTATATCAAGAAAACTTAGAAGATTTTATTATATTGAACGCGGCACATATTGTTGGTATTGCTCAACCTGTTGATTCTATATTGATACAATATGAAGA